GCTTTGTGATGTGGAATGTCCAATAAGTGAACTGCCACGTTTGTACTCTGGAAGTCTTTCTGTAATCTTTGAGATTTGTTTTTCATCTAAAGTTGCAAGTTCAGTTACCTTGCTGAATAATTCTATATTGGTCAAGATCTATCTGCTCCTGTGTCACTTGCACCTGCTAATACTTGTCTTGCAACTTGCAAATCTCCAAAGTCAGCTGCGTTGCCACTTGGAGTTGGTATTGCAGAATATTCAATAGTATTTGTATAATTACTTCCACTTGCTGTTTTACCACCTGCAAATATAGCTCTTGTTTTATCCGAAGCCAATCCAAGATTGCTTCTGCCTGTACTCATATTTCCAAAGTTAGTTGAATTTCCTGTTGTTTGTATTGTTATCTTTTCTACATTTGCTGAATAACTATCTCCTGTTGTAAATACTCCTATTGTTCCATCTGTTGCTAACCCATGACTTCCACCATATAATGTTACTCGCAAATCTCCAAAGTCGGTAGCGTTTCCTGTTGATGCTATTGTAATATAATCCATAGTTGGTGTTCTTCCTTCCCCACCCATAAACACTCCTCTAGTTCCATCACTTGTAGTAGCACCTTGTTTTCCATCATCTAAAGTACCAAATGTAGTTGAATTTCCTGCTGATGCTATTGTAACATAATCTATTCTATTTGAATAACCACTTTCTCCCCCACCTATTATACCTCTTGTTTCACTAGAAAGACACATTACACCATAAGTTTTTGTTGTATCATTTGATATATCTCCAAAGTCAGTAGCATTTCCAAGTGTTGCAGGTGTAATAAAATCTATTGTGGTTTGATTGCCACCACCACCTGTACTTCCACCTGCAAACAAAGTTCTTGTCTTGTTTGCCATAGCACCTAAACCATATCTTGCTTGACTCAAATTTCCAAAGTCGGTAGCATTTCCTGTTGTTGCTATGGTAATGTAATCTATTGTATCTTCTGCTGATGAACTTGTATTGAGTCCACCACCAAACACACCTCGACCACCTGCATAGGGTACAGTTCCAGCTTCAAACCACTTGTCAGTTACATAATCAGAATCAATTCTGAAATATATCTTCCTAGTATCTGTTTCTTCATAACGACTTCCTACTTGGACATTTGTAGCAAGTGCAGATAAAGTAACATCACTACCTAATACTGTTAAATTAGTGTCAATTCCATGAGCTCCACCTTCTGAATCAAATCTATTAACTTGTGTGATTCTAGCAGTTGGAGAAGGTACATATTTTCCTATCAACTGTAATCTGTTTGGTGCGTTTCCTGCTCCACTACTACCTGAAAAACCACCTAAATTAATTATCATTTTTTCCTCTCCATCAATATCACCCATAAAGGAAATCATTAAAGTATCTCCACCGTATACATTTTCAATGAATGTTCTGTTTGTACCTGAATTTTCATTTGTTCCATTTGTCCTACGTCTATTTGCATATTTTGTTCCAGAATCATTATTTAATCTTAAAGATGAACCATAAGATCCATAAGCTATACCATGATGTAACTCTTGTATGAATGTACTTGCATCAAAACCACTAACAGTAATAGGGCTACCTGTACTTGATAACGTTGTAGTTCCTAATCTATTCCAAGGCATTTTAGTCGCTACCCCATATTGTCATTTTTGCACCTGCATCAAAGTTTAGATTCATACAATTAATAGAAGTAATCTGATTAGATGTATTAGTCCATTTATCAAAAATCTCTCCTCTATTCCCAATCGATCCTGTACCTGCTGAACTTCCAAAAGCAGAAAAACCTAGGAATAATTTTTCTTTACTTGCTTCATTAATTATAAATCCTGTAAACATAGCCATTTCTCCTGCTGTATTTCCATCTCCACCTATGTTTGCAGATGATTGATTTCCATAAGTATAGTGAGTTCCATTGATACCATTTCTCTGTGCATAGTTAGAACCTGTATCTCCGTTAAATTGAAATCGTGGAGAACCTGTACCTGAACCACTTGCTTTCTTGCCAATTATTTGATACATTAAATATTTCTTAGCAGTAATTGTTCCACTAGAAATTGTTCCTGATGATGTTGTAGTAACACTAGATAATTCTTCCCAAAAGTTATCTGTATGTGTATCGTCAGGATCATAACCTAAGACCACTACCTCAGAACCACTTGTAAAATCTCCTGTTCTATCGTTAAAAACATTAACTGCACTTATTGCATTACTTGTATTTCCCCACTTGGCTACTGTTTGGACACTTGCAGATACATTTCCTGCACCTGAGTTATCTCCTCTTTCTACTGCGTTATTAATCATTAGTTTTTCTTTTGAAGCAAGATTTGCAATATATCCTACTTGAAATCTATCATCGTCAGCATAATCTTGTACTATTTCTATATTTGTTTGAGAAGTTCCTGTTGAATCTGAACCACCATTTATTGATTGTCTTTTAGCATAATTACTACCTGAATCTGAATTAAATTTGTATTTTACATTAGTTTGTCCAGAATCTAAAGTACGAGTTAAAACCATTAAATATCTTTTATCAGCAAGGCTAGTGACATTAATAGCATCTGCATTACCTGATAGTGTTGTTCTTCCTAACTCTTTCCAACCACCTACACCGCCTGTTGGTACAGTTGATGATATGCCACCTACTCTATCTTGATTTGTTCCCTGAATCCTTCTACCTGCATGATAAGTTACTGTCAACTTGTAACCTCAAGCGATTTGTACTTCGACAGCAGATCCGTTTTTCCAAATTTTAGTAAAGACACCTTCATTATTAGCATCAATTTTCTTAATATATATGTCTCTTGTTCCAGTTCCTACTGTTCCAAAAGATGATGCTGTGCCTGTATAAGTAGTAGTAGTAGTGTTTGAAAATTCGTGAACAGCAGTTGCTCCTCCAGCAGAAGCTGCTTCCCAAGTCATTCCACCTGTATTTCCTGATCTAGCAGTTAATACATATCCGTTTGTAGGTGTGTTTGAGACTTTAAGATTTGCCTCGTCAACTATATTATCTGCTATTGTTAAAGCAGTACTTCCTGTTACTTCACCTGAGTGAGTAGCATTTGTAACTTTTGCTGTATTTGCTGTTACTGCTGAATTATTTGCTACCTCTGTATCAAAGTCAGTAATTGTACTTGCAGCTTGAGTATGACTTGAAGCTGCAACACCTGCTTCTGCTAAAGTATTGTTAATCCATGCTGAACCATTCCATTTCAATAATTCTCCACTTCCTATTGATGAGATAGTTACATCACCAATATCTGATACTGCATTGACTACACCTCCACCATATCCATACCAATAATTTCCTTTTCTGATAAGAATTGTAGGACTTGTTGATGATAGTGTTTCATTTGCATTGCTGACTGTTTTAACATGTCCATCAGCAGATGGAGAACTTGTATTTGTTAATGTAATTGTGTCACCTGTATCTGCAAACAAATAGATTAAATCATATTGATTTGTATTTGTAATTGCTAGTTTGTCTAAAGTATCAGAAGTTCCTGATTCTGCGGCAACTACTGTAACTGTATCTGTTACTGTTGCTACTCCGCTTGATATTGTTATTGTTGCAGTTGCTGGTGTAAAACCCAGCATTCCTTGTGGATCTGGTGCTTCATTCCATTCATTAGAACCTACAGGACTTGAACCGTCATCTGGATATGAACTTGTATTTACCTGTGTTGCGTGTTTATAAAGTGCTTTTCGTGCCATCTAACTCAGTTACCTCTAATAGTTTTATCTACCGAGGTGAGTTTGAAACTAACAGTTTCTCCGTATTGAACTTTATCATCAAGTCCTCCGCTTCCAGATGGAAATTTCATGTTAAGTCTCTCTAATAGTCTAAAGACACCTGCGGCTGATATAGACATTATGTCTATACTCCGTTCATTGTGTGATTAACGTATAGGGTTAGTGTATCAGTGTTTGTTTTGTGGAAACTTGCAGGTGATGCAAAGTTCCAGTGTGTTAGTATTTTTACACCGTCAGCAGGGGTAGCATCTGTATCTAAAATACATCCACCTGTGATTGGGTTTCCAGATGCTGTATTGATTTGTGCTGTAGTCCATTCAAATTTATAGGTGATTACGTCTGTACCTTTTCCAGTATTGTCTGAATCTGTATCATTGGCTTTTGGATATCCTGATGAAACAAGTTTTTCAGCACCAGATGTTGTGATTGGGGTTGAAACTTCACCATAATCGTCTGTTTTTGCTGGTGTATCTGCACTAGAAGGGTTTTGTAATATGCAACTTGCCTTGGTTTTACCAAAGTTTTCATTGCTTGATGGGGTATCTCCTGCACCTCTTATAGCATAATATATATCTCCGTCATTAGTTACTATGTTTTTACCATAGAACCATTCTTTATTTCCATTTACATCTGTTCTGACTACACAGATGTTGTTTTTTGGGTCTAGTTTAGTTTGATTTTTTCCGAACATTATGTTTTATCTTAAACTATTGTGCTATTTAAAGATTACGAACTATACAGGAGTGTTTACTATATTTGCCTTCTGTGTGCTTATAGATTCACCAAATGCCTTGTCTAAATCATATGAATCAAACATATGTTCTCCCAAATTTATTACTGTTTTACCCTCTGGATAGTAATATTTTATACTTTTCACTGATAATGATATTGGGTTTCCAGCAGTACCTACACCGTGATCTGGATCTTCTACCTCAACCTCATAATTCTCACGAATATGGTTTACTAGTGTTGGTACGGTTATAGTAACTCTTCTGTTTGATGAACTAAATTTACTGAATATTCTAGTACCAACAGTGGCTAAATTTGTACCTCCTGCGAATTGTGGTACATGCATTGTTTTGGAATACATGCCTTCTGTAGCAAATGTAGATGATTTGACAGAATATTGTTTATTAATATTAAATGCATCAACATATGTGTATTTTATTATGTATGTTCCAGTAACTCTAGCTCCTAACCATATTTTTTTATTATAAAAATCAACTTTAAACTGAGTTGAGGATGGAGCACCAGATATTTTAGACCACATAGGTAGATTATCACTAGCACCTAATCTTTCCAACTCAAGACCGTTTGGATCAGTTACCTGAATACTAATTGGTTTACCACGCATTATATTTGCATTTTGTTGATAACCTTCACCAGATGTTAATGTAGAACTCCAATCACTAACACTATTGTTAAGAACACCTTCTATCGGTGTAGTGTCTGCTAACAATATAAGATGAGTAATTAAATTTGTATCATCTACTCCAAAATCATGTATTCTTGACTTAGCACCTTGTTTAAACAATATCTTATCATGTGATATGTCATCATCTTCTAATAATAAAGTACCTCTAGGTGTTATATGAAACGATGCATCATTATTTCCAGCCATTGTAAGAAGCAAAATATTAGATAAAATACTTCCCACTGCATGATATTGTGAGAAAGATGTGGTCAAATTATCATTAACAGTTGCTATATTAATTCCTAAGTCATAAACATCAATCAAATCCTCCAATATATCCCTTCCATCTTTGCTATAATAGTGATTTTTTTCTATATCAGAATCACCAGTAGTCCATGTTGGAAAAATATTGTAACCAGAATTACTTATTTCTACATTATGTAATTTATCAGACAATCCCTTACAATAACATACCTTATGAGTTGATTTTTCATCTATTTTCCAAACAGTTCCACCGAATTTCATAATTTCAGTAGGTCTTCTAGCAGATCTTAGCGTATCATACTGGTCATCTGTCAATGAATCACCCGAATAAATCCTAAGTTGTGCAAATTTTAAACCGTCATCTGCTATACTAGCACCAGATCTATTACCAGCAATATACAATGGCTCTGTTGTACTACAATCTCCTGTAATAGTTGCAGTTCCATGTGAAACACCGTCTACAGAAAGTGTAACCAAGTTATTAGAGTCTCTTTTAACTCTTACCCATCTGAAATTTAACATATTACCACTGTTAACATTTCCACTACTTCTATTAACATCTACATTACCAGTTATACTTGTAGTTGAACCTCCTATTTTCATATCCAGTTTCAAATACATTGGAGTTGAATTGGATGAACCAGATGTGGTTGACAATTCAATGGAATTTGTAGATGTACCTTTACCAAACAGATATGATGTTGTTGAATTAGGACTACCATAAAAATTTCCAACTAAAAGAATAATATCAAATTGACCAGAAAAATCCAAATGACTGTCATGTGTCACTTTAATACATCTTCCTGAATTAGTATTTCTGTAATAATATCCGTCTGCACCTTCATTAAATGATCCCTGATGTATACCAGATGTTGTCTCATCACCGTCTATATTATATCCTGACTCATCCCTTGTATTATGTTCCATATTCCACAATCCTACTAAATATTTAGGACTTATAACATCCTGTAAGTATTGAAACTGATCTCCCTTGTTAACTGTGTATTTTCTTGGTATTACAAATCTTCCTGCATCTACAGCCCTTGTACCATTTTTTTCTACAACTGATGATATTAGTTGTACAGGTTTGTTTTCAATGTATAGTCTTACCTTTTCATTCATTAAGGCATCACAACGACTTTTTCGTCTGATTTTAATCCGTAACCACCAGCTTGATTAGAAGCTGCAACTTTCATAGAATACGTTTTTCCACTAACAAGTTCTTTTCCCTTAATCTTATCCCAACTAGTAGCAGTAAATGCTGATCCATCTTCTTTCACAAAATCTGTTGCATTATAATTAGTATCATCTTTCCATGAAACTTCATAATTACTTCCACCTGTAACGTGACCAGCCAATTCATTATTTCTAGCTGTGGTACTAACAGAAACAGTATAATCTGGTTCACCTGAATATGCACTTGTATCATCCTTTACCCATACACCGTAATGAGTAATTGCTGATGCAGAATCGCTAGGTATACTCCAACTTAAAACCATTCTTGTTTGTGTTCCACTACTTCCACCTGAATTGTTAACAGTACTTGCAGTGACGTTTCTTGGTTCACTTGGAGCATCAGTCTCATAAATTGAGATGACATTACCCATAATAAATGTAAGACTACAACTGTAAACTACAGGGCTTGAACCCTCTATGTTGGCATTAACTCTTGTAATAAACCCTTCCATTACACCCATGTTTGGTATTTTGATAAGGTATCTGTCAGATAAATCTCTACCTTGAAATTCGTTTAATATCCAACTTACAATTTCACCTGAATCAGTATAACTGTGTGAAGCCCATGTTGCACTTGGGGATGAACCAGCATAGAATTCAGTTATATCTGTATCTATTGCTGAACCTAATAATTTGGTTGTAGATGTTAATGGTTGAGAACTGTTGTTAGTCACTTTCCAATTAATTGTAACAGACTGTGTATTACCTTCCATTTTTACCAGTACATTTTCACTTGCATCCTCTTGAGGTAATGCCATAGGTGATACTGGTTGATCTAATGATATGTTTACACTTCCTAAATTGTCAATTTCATATCTAAAAGTTTGAACAGCGGCATTGGCAGTGTTCATTGAGGATGTTTTGTATATTAAAATTGAGCCTGATTCGGTCATATCCTACCTCTCCTTGAGTTAGCCTCTTGAACCACATCTAATATGGTCTGTCTGAGATTATTTAAGTCTTGCTGGGAAGCAGACATATTCTGTATATTTATGGTTATTCCTCCAGATCCTCCACCAGAATTAGGTATTACTGTTTCACTACCTCTCTCACCAAATTCATATATCTGACCACTTTTACCTACACCTAAAATATGCTCATTGATTTGCCCTCCATCAGCCATTCCTATTCTACCGTTACCATTTAGATCAAGATTAGCTGCATTTTCAATAGCACCTGTTATTAAACCACCAAGGTTCATAAATGATGTACCTATTCCTGCAAGACCGTCTTTCAACCAGTGATATACTACCCAAAACATATCACTCCAACTATTTGTTATACTGTCAAATCCATCACCGATCCATTTTTTTACTGAGTCAAACATAGCATTCCAAGATTTTGTAACAGTGGTTAATCCACCAGCAATCCATCCCATTACAATATAAAATATATTATTCCATTGAGCAGTTATACCATCAATACCGTCTGAAACCCATTTTTTGTAATCAGTCCATAATTCATTCCATTGTGGTGTAAGTTCATCAAGACCTTCTGTAAACCATTTGTTTATCGCTTGACCAATGGCATTGAATCCTGTATTATCTCCTTCTCCTAAAGCTCCAAATATTAAATCACCTATTGCGAGAGGTGTTATTGCAACCTTCAATACTTTCCATATTTCTGCTCCCCAATCTACTTCACCCCATAATGCGGCAAATGCTCCTCCTACATCACCGTCTGCTAAAGCACCTAAAGCACCAGCTAGTTTTGTACCAATCTCAGTTCCCCATTTCATCATCTGTGGGTACATCTTTGTGTACCAAGGTATGATAAACTTTCTAAGTAACATAATCATTATTGGTCGCATGATAAAACCAAAGAAGTCACCTATTGGTCTTAATACCATCATAATACCAAACTTGAGTAATTTTTGTATCTGTTGCATCATAGGTGATGCATCAAATGCCATTTTCAATACCTTTAACAATATACCAGCAGATCCTGCACCTATCATCATTCCAGTCTTATGTTTACTAAAGAATTCTTTAGCACCTTCCATTTTACTTGCAAGTCCAGATTCATCTTTATCTTTTATTTTATCTCTTAATGTTGCACCTCTTGCTCTTTCCTGATCACTTGCCTTAGACCATCTTTCATCTCTACCCTTGCCTTGATCATCACCAATACTACCATATTTTTTAATCAGTTCTTGTAACTCAGCATGTGCATCTTTATATTTTGCATTCTCTGCTATATAATTTTCCACACTGGATGTTAATTTTTGAAACACCAATCCAGCAGTAGCACCTTTGGTTATCAAACCAGTAAACATTTTCATTGAATTTGTACCACCCTTCAATTCTTGTGATAATCTTTTCATAGCTTCTACATTTTCAAAGTAAGATCTCTGTCTTTCCATATTCTGCTTATGTATCTTATCGTGGTCTACTTTTGAACTGGTTGTGCCTTTTTTGGCTGTTTTAGTAAAATCCTCTAAATTTTTGTTTAATTTCTCAAAAGATTGGGTTAATTTCTCTAAAGTCTTATCAAGAGCATCAACATCTACACCCTCCTGTTGAGACTCATCTTCTACCATAATTCTTTATAAATGTTATACTTTAAAAAGATTTCTTGGTACGTCTATTAGAGGATTCCTGCCTTTTCTGCTCCATATGTATTGCTATGATGTTTTTTAGGTAATCTCTACCTAGAGAATTGACTTGATTTTCATCCCATCCAAATTCTACTGCACAGAAGTAGTAGACTGAGTATCTATGTCTGTGTTTATCTGTGAGCCTGTGAAAGTCTCCACCCAATCCCCTAAATACTTCGCTAAAGGGTAGTCTTTCATGACCTCCTTCATGATTTCTGTAGCTTGACTTTGTGTTAACTGTCTTACTGCATTTGTATCTCCTACAGGGAAAGGAGCCTTTCTTAATACTTTTATCAATATATTCATTCTATATTGAGGTATGTTTACTTTTGGTTTTGAAACATCTGATAAATCTATTGAATTGGAAAGAATTGATTCCATTTCACCGTATTTAATATCGGTTTCATATTCAATGGTTTCTTTTGTTCCGTTATAATCTATCTCAAAACTCTTTATAACCATAAAAGAAATATATTAGGCTTACTAATAAACCTTACTAGTCTGCTTTTACTGCTTCTATTCTAACATGTTTAACTTGCCAGTTTATCTCTTCAAATACTGGTTCTGCTGGCTCTAAACCAGATACATTATGATCACCTATTGAAAGACCTACACCTGTTATTGTTATCTCTCTTCTACCAGAACCACTTACACCATTGGTGAATTTTAATTCAAATTCAGGTGATCCTGAATATTTATCTCCCCAAGTTTCTTTGTATGCTGTACCTTTTAATTGTGCTATTACTGCTTGTAAAGCATCATCATTCTTCCATGAAGCCTTAAATCTTCCAGTAACATCCAATATTCTTTTGACACCAGCTACTGCTTGGTTAGAACCTAATTGGTATAACAAGTCACCGTTTTGTGCAAAGTTGATATCAATATCTTGTATCTCTGCTATTACAACACTTGATGAACCGTTTGATAATTTTAATTGACCGTTTGCGAATGTGAATGGAGCTGAACCTTCTGTTGGTGCAGAACCAAAACTAGTTGATGGTGCATCTTCTTTTCCATATTGAATATCTGCTGAACAATTTACAACATCACCTACTGCGGCAGTTATACCTAATGAATTAATAATACATCCTTTTACGGTTCTTGTCATTGTATCTGTTTCTCCTTGGAAACCTATTTCTGTACTAAATGTATTACCTACAAATGTTTTAGCGGCAGCTCCTTGAGCATTAGTTGCAGGGTATAGATATGGGGATGCGTGTGTTCCAGCTCCTGTTGCACTTCCATAAAATCCCTTAAAAATATCATGTGAAGTAACATCTGATAAAACAAATCCCACCGACAAAGTACCAGCCTGTGTACCATAAGCAAATGTTGCTGGTTCTACTTGACCTAATTTACCCAATTTTATTCTATTTGTTGTTAAAGTCCATCCAGATACAGATGCCTTTAAACCAAAAGATTTGTCTATTGTGGCTGATCCTGCATAAGCTGATTCATAACCATATTTAACATATGCATATGCACCAGTTCGTACCATGATTTTATATAACTGGACACCGTATTTAAAGATTTCTAACTGCTTTCTGATATTCTCATGGATATTGTAATTATATGATTGAACATATTACGCATGTATTGATTTCTTGTATATGATGCAATTACTCTTAAATCAGTATAATCTGTACCTCCTCTAATCTTACTTTTTATGATTCTTATCACTTCTGACACAATATCTGCATGTCTTTCATCATTTTGATAAGTCCTAATATCCAAATCTATCGTAACATCGTGCCAGTGATCATTTCCATAAAGACCAAAATATTTGATATTTTCTGCTTTTGGTGTCAAAATAATCTGATCTCTTCTGTCATCTATAAAACCCACAGATCTTCTTTCCCATGCTTTTTGTACATTTGGAACATTGTCAGAAGTCCAATTATCAACTAATATTGACTCTAATAAATCAGCAGATGTATAGCTTGTACTAGTCATCCTCATCTCCTCCTCCTGTTAACCATTCCCACTCAGGTCTTTCCATTATGAACTACTCCCATATTGCCAGTCTTTAGTATATGGAAATCTATTCCATTGTTCATTTTCACTATAAGTTCCTTGAGATGGTCGCATATTTTTTGTCATTTCATCCCAATCTGAATTTGTCATATCTGCTGGTTTTCTTCCAACATACCAAATTTTTCTTGATATTTTAAATGCTATGGAATCAATCAAATCCTCTTTTTGCGATGCAGTAATTGCATCACTTAAATTTGTACCTTTTAATTCATTATATTCGTTAAGCAATTCCTCATTGGTTTTTCCTTGAAATTTTATTTCTTTGACCCATTGTTTAATTCTTGATATATTTGGTTTAGCAGTTGCTGGTAAAATATATTGAGAATAGCCTTCTGGTAATTTTTCTTCTGGAAACTGACCGCTTTTTTGTAATACTGCTGTATCTGGAGGTTCATCATAGATATTTTCCTCTGGTCTAAACATTGCCTTCAATCTGTCTATCAAGCCTTTTATACTTCCTTCCTGCTCCATATCAACAGATTTTATTGTTTTACCAACATCAATATGTACTTTTTTACCATTTAATTTAGCGGTAAAACCTGCCTTCTTTAATTCATTAACAGTTTTTAATTGTAATGATCTAGCAAACTTTAATTTCATTATGGAATCACGAATATTTCCCTGCGATTCTCAATACATTTCTCAATGTCCTCTTCCCATTTTCTTTTGGATTCGGATGTATTAGACATTCCACCAGAGGGAAGCTCGTCCATTCTGAAACTTGTGTTAAGTATTTCTATTGCTGTCATTTTTACAACAGCATCTTCAACATCGTAAGGAATAGTTGTATCTCCTGAATACTCTTCTCCACCATATCTGTAAGTAACTCTTACTCTGCTTTTTCTTAGAATACTGAAAATAAAACCTCTTAAAGCAAGTGTACCTCTTTCATATTCCATGTCATACCAAGATTCATTACCTAGTATATTTTCCCATGTTGCTGATGCACCTTGCCAAATTTCTATTTTATCTCCTGATGCTCCGTTTAAATCGTATATTCTTCTATGTTTAAGAAAGACAGGTGTACCCCATCCAAATTTATAAAGTAATGGTAAATCATGAACTTCTCTTGTTACTGTTCTGGTTCTCCATGCGTGACCAGTCCTTCTGTCAAATTCATCCTCTTTTCTATTGATTATTTTTTCAACCTGAGCCTTGTTTGGAGTAGTAGTAGCAGTGATTGGAGCACGAAGAAAATCTGATACATCTGCAACACTACAATAAGTGGTAGCCATACTTCATATATTGAGTCACTGTATTTAAAGATTCTATTTGAAAACTACAGTGTATTCAGCATTACCAGTAATATCTGCAAAAATACCGTCTTCAAAACGTCTGTTTATACCAACATATGAACCTTGTTGTTCTGAAAATATTGTAAATTCTTCTGTACCAGATGAAGTTGTTCCATTTTTAAATACACATTTTGAACCTGATGAACCAGTTTTTGAGACATATACACTTACAATAACTCCATGATTACCTTTAATTGTAGTATCAGCATTGAAAGATTTTACATTATGATTATATTCTACCATGATTTTATGTGGCATCTACGAATATATAAACATTATGATAAAAAAAAGGGCTGTTTTTGGACTCTAGTAGCCTATAACTAGAAATTCAAACACTTTGTTTGCAATAGAAGTTGAGTTTGCGACTTCTGCAAATACTGCTCCTGCTGAGCCTCCTACTGAAAAGAGTTTGATTTTTTCATTTGCTTTGTCATATTCTACTTTGTATAGTGAATCCGTATATTCTGGAATTACTGCAACTAGTGTAGAAATCCGACCTTCTTTAAGATCGGCTGACACTCCGTTGGTTGCATATGCATCAGAGCCACCTGCGGTGACTGTGACTTTATACACTCGCAACTTTGAAGTTAAAGCTGCTTGCCATGAGAGGGTTTTTCTCACGTTAGCATCTGTCCAATCTGATGTACTGATTGTTACTGCCATTAATTAGTGTAGCAAACACCTATATATAAAGATTAAAAAAAGTAAAAAGGGATTAAGAATTGACTAAAGTTTGATATCTCTAATCTTTCCTTGGGATTTGAAATGTCTACAAACAGTTTCGCCCATAGTTCTGAATACACCTTTCTCAACAAATGCATTGTTGACAAATGGGTATGCAGGGGTTCTTCTTGTTGCCTCGTAATATTCGGTAGGAATTGCGATTTGTATACCTAATCTTGGATATCCATAACCTTCTGCATCAGATGTATCTAATGCAAATAGTCTACCAATTTCTGATGCATCACCAGAGTCTGATGGTGCATCTTTTGTTGGGATAAATGGAACTCCATAAATAGAGTCTACATGAATTCCGACACCTGTTCCCTTGAAAGTTTGAATACCATTTACATCGACTTGAACTAAGCTCTCACCGTAAGGATTTGGAATCCTGACAGAAGGCATGTACAAACCTTGTATTTCGGAATAAACTTCATGAGATCCGAGGAAGACGTTTGGATCTTTACCAGCGGCAATTCTAATCTTTCTTAAGAAAGTTCTTAGAGTGTCGTCAGTAAGAACACCATTCGTACCTATGGTTCCACTTGCAGATTCAACGGTTGAGTCAAAGGTAGATGAACTATCTCTGTCTACTGTTGCGTTAGCTGCCCATGGATCATAGTAACCAGAACCAGAACCACCTAATGCAGATTCCTCTGCGTTACTTGAGATGATTCTATCTAGGGATTCAAAATCATTCGTACCAGCAAATGCACCTGATGCTACACTGCCTTCAACATCTGCTAAAAGCATTCTATTTAAGAACTCTTTGTGTTGAACAGCCATATACAAACGCAAACTGCCTAATCCACCCCAAATATCGTCTTTGGAGTGAGTTGCTAACCATTCCATAACTTCTGATGCTGAGAAAGGCAACTGAGCTGTCTTTGGTCTAACATCGAGTTCTTGGATTGTTGGTTTTACAGTTTCTGCGATAGTACCGCCCTCTGCTGTACCACCTAAAGCAGTATTGCCTGAGTTGGTATTTAGAGTTGGTTTTGCTGTAATAACACGCCAACCAGATTTATCCCAAGGGTACTTTGGCAAAATACCAAATGCATTTGCTTCAAGGTTTAATTGAGCCCATGCGTAAGCACCGAAGATAGCATTAAATGTACCAGCAGTTGATGTGGTTACTGGAGCATCTGCTTTTCTCAAGAGATTTCTGTTGTGTCCGTAATAGAGAGCTTCTAGTTCATCGATTGTCTTTACTTGAACCATTTTAATAAACTCCTACTTCGTCTGGTGAAGGTGTATAATACTTTCCAGTTAAAATTCCTTTTGCAACATTGCTCAAACCGTCATATCCACCAGCTCTTGCATCCTCTAGGATTTGTGAAGAATCAGTGTGTGATTTTTCAACAGTTTCTAAAGCTGCATTTGGTCTTGGTGTTTCGGTTGTGAATGTGTGTTGGGATTTTTCAACTAATTCTGTATCATCTGCTTTTTGTTGCATTTTTAATCCACCTTTGTCGGAGCTTGGTTTTTTGTCACCAGATCTATCGTCATCTAATCCTGCTTGTACAGAATTAGATTGGTAGGTATCTGGTACAGTAACTTTTGCACCTACATCGTCACCAGCCACTGTTCCTTTTGGGGATAGTGGTAGATCAGTTGGTGTTTCTAAGGCTTTTACTCTTGTTGCAAGTCCTTCGATTGCTTGTGTGGAAGCAAGTTGGGATTCTGCAATAGATTGTACAACCTCAGTTAATGTATCAATGCCTGATTTTACAGTTTGTTGGAAAGATTTTTCCGTTTCAACTAGTGTATCTGCTGATTTCTCAACAGTGTCCACTTGTGTTTCAGAATTAATTTCTTCGACCATGTTGTTATAAGATATGAAGATCTAGCCCTATATAAAGATTTATACGATTTCTTCGTTTGGTTTTTTTGGTATAGATTCTTCTCCTAACTTGATATTATGCTGATTTGTCTCATATGCAGACTTGTCTGCTATCTCTGGTTCTGTGGAATCAATTACTGCATCTTTTGCTTGTGATGCAACTTCTTTTGCCGCACCTGATGCTACACCAGATAATAATCTACCAGCTCCAGCAAGTAATGCACCTACCACTTTAGTCTTCTCTTCAACACTTGATACTTGTTGTGTCTGGTCTTCTGGAGATTTTTGATTTGCTGATTCAAAATCACCCATACCTCTAACACCTGAACCAGCACTGTTACCTATTGGATCATTCTTGATTTTTGGTGCTTTCAAGTCAGGTAAACCACCGTCTAATTTAGTAGGTTTACTCATTTTACCCATGCCTCCTGAATCAATATCATTGCTTGTTGTACCTGATATTAGGTCTGCATTTGAGAAATCATCACCTTTTTTCTTTAAATCTGGTCTTTTAACATAACATCCAAACTTGTCACATCCTATTTTCATCTTACCATTTGGTAGTTCTTCACCCTCTGATACGGCTTTTGCTATAGGATTGTAATCTGTAATTAGTGCCAATGGTACTGCTGGATCTTTACAAACAGCAACTTCGTAATGCTCAAGGTCTTTTAATTCGTATGCTATACTTCCATCTTTCATTACTTTTGGTGATCTATTTGTCTTTGTTGCACCTCCAAATGAAAGTCCTTTGTATTCTCCTGATTTAATTTTATCCCAAATTGATTCGTCTAATTCATAATTTTTATGTATTTTTCCAGTTATTTTAATTGCTGGATATGTAACACCTTCTGACTCAAATGTTGTTTTCATAAAATTAATGCCCTTACCTACAACTCTGTTAGAATGTGTATCTGTTATAGGTGCTCCTCTATCCATCCATATTGGAAGACATTTGTATAATTCATCGACTACTGTAATTTCACCCTGTCTATCTTTCATTTCAACAGTCAAGAAACCTTCAAAAAACCTTTCATCAGTGTGATCTAATACAGTCATTGACTTGGTAACAATCTTACTAATCATGCCATCGGTCATTATATATGATAGAAATAACAAGTATTTAAAGTTAGATAAAAAAATGAGGGGTATAATATACTAAGATATTACACTTACTCGGCTACTTTTTTTGCTTTTGAAACAGCATAATCAACTGAGAATCCTGCTGTCAAACCTATCAGTGCTAGACCTAGGAGGTCAATTCCTGATAAACCGATTGTTTGTGAAATAGCTATACCAGCAAAGCCTGATACAATAACAGCACCAAAGAATTTCTTTATGTCATATCCTTCGTCAGAATGTAGGAATCCTCTAATGGTGTTCAATATTGCACCACTAACTGTTGCTAACACAACTACTAATAATGGTTCTACCATAATACACCCAAATCTCAAGATAATATATAGTTTACTCTTTTCTGCTTATAAGGCTACGCACTAACTCGGATAAATCAACTTCTCCGACCTGTTCACCATGTATTCTCTTTGTTTGGTTATCCAATGCGGTGCTTAACAATAATAACGCCTGTTGTAATGTTGTTACTTTTGAGCACAAATCACTCTGAGTCTTGTATAATTTTCTAAAAAATCCAAATAATATACCCCCTCCTCCTAATGCCATACATATAACAATTTCCTCAAATAACGTTTTTACTATCTCTACCATAGAGTTAATATAAGATTCTAGTATTTAATGTTACTCATCAGCCAAATTTTCTATAGGTTTAAAATATTCACTATTTATCAATGCCATTAACATGTTAGGATCTTCTGTAAATGCCCTTATTATTGGTTCAGGCATGTCATAACTGTAAAATCTACCGCATTTGAAACATATGAACAAAAGACCCTGTTCACTATAATATCCATATTTCTTGTTTCCACACTCACATCCTTCAAGTGTTACTTCATCATCCTCATCCTCTATGACCATATAAAATTGATAAAAAGGTTTATTAATAAAGATATATCAATATATGTGTGGGTACTAGTATACATATTTACTCAGATTTGGATGAATATTTGAAAAGAAATAAAGATGTAGTTGATGAAAAACGTGAAATAAATCCTGCATCTCTTAAATGTTTGGATATGATAGTTAAACCTGATGACAAAATAATGGTTGTTATCGACTGTGAAAAGTTTTTTGACAGACCAGATGTATCAAGAAGCATTGCAATGTATCAAGCAAACAATATTAAAAAATATTTGAGTGGTGAAGAAAGATTAGTTGAATATGATGACGTTGAATTTGATCCTAAAGATGATAAGATAACATTTTTTCCTAAATGGCTAGGTAAATCTGGTCAATTCTTCAAAGCAGGAAGATTTTGGGGTGAAAGACCTAAAAAGAAAACAAAAATAGACTGGACTCACAAGTTTTACAACGTTGGTATGAACAAAATAGATTTAATTCTTAAAACAGACTAGACTTTTCTTCCAGTTTCACCAGACATGATTATTTTCCAATCTTTTCCGTGAATTTTTCTCATTCTTTTCCAAAATGGGTCTGTACCGAATGCTCCACCTTTTTTATTATACTCTTTTGTAACGTTTGCTATTTTTCTATGGCATGGATGACAGAATCTTGCGTTAATTTCTTCCAAATGAAATTTATGTTCTCCACAAAACAAACAAAGTCCGTAGTATTTGTCAGATATCTTTGCAAGTAAAGGTTCTCTGCCTCTTTTACCAGCACATTCACCGCAAATCATTGCTATGGTAGCCGCAGCTGCATCTTTTGTGAAGCAGTTTAGACAAATTGCCTCTTTGTAATTGTTTACATGAGTATATTCGTCATCTTGGTGCTTCTTCCATAGTTTTTTACCTATGTCTTCGCCTCCCTTGTCTACATTTAGTTTAGTTGCCATGTTAATTGTTAGCCAGTCTTATTTTTTTCAGTGCATCTTGAAGTATTAGATTAACATTATTTGTTGAATATTCATCATTTGATATTTTTTTAGATTCTTTTTTTATTTCTTCTATCGTGTCATCAATTATTTTGTAATTTATGTCAAAACTGTCAGAAACATACACATTTACCTTGCCAAATTCTGTATTTACATATTTTTCTTTGAATTTTTTGGTAGTCTCTATTTTCTCCTTTTGTTTTTTAAGTGCTTTTTCAGCAGATTTTTTTGTTGACTTTACTTTTGTACCAGATGGCAATCTTTTTTTCTTTGCAGTTTCTGTTGTATGTATTCCTGTTCCTGCTGGTTCACAACCTTCATCACAAACATGGAATTTTTTGGTCATTCTTCGTCATCCTCCCATCTCTTTACATCTGATAATTCTGATTTTACCACATCTCTTGCTTGTCTTACTGTCATAAAAGCCTTTTGTCTCAATTCTTCAACTGTCTTTTTCTTAGTCCAGTCAAAGTCTATTGAGTCTTGTAATGTTTTTTTGACTGTTTCAAAGTTTGTACTTGTTATGCCGTCTGGATATGCCTTTGGTTCTAAGTTCATTTTTTTAGACTGACTTGTACCAGAGCCGCTTGCTGGATGACCTTGAGCAACACCTCCTTTGTCAGAAGGTCTTTGTTTCTTTGGCTGACCGTCCATTGTTTGTTGATCCTCTTTTGGTGCGGCAGTTCCTCTACCTCTACCTTTTGAACCACTGGTATTTGGTTTTTCCTCCTCTGGAAGTCCTAGAATCATTGCCTCTGGTGAAAGCAGTGGATTTTTAGAAACCTTGAATTCTCCAGTATGTGTTCTTGTTACCTCGAATCCCATTGCTTGCATAGCTGCCATGTTCTGTATCTCTACACCTTGTATCTGCAAGTCTCTGAGTTTGTCGTTTTCTTCTCCACCTTTTAATCTAAGTTCCCAATCCTCTACACCAACAAGTTTGCTGATTTTGTAAAGAAATGCCTTGTATAAAATATCCTGACCCCATTTAACTGCTCTGTTTGTAATTGTAACTTGTAATCCTTCTTGTGACCATCCAGAAGGAAGTTCACCGTAGTACAACGGAAGTACTCCAAACACTGCACCAATAATCTGTCTTAATTCTTTTCTAATAACTGTAAATTCTAATTCTTTGAGTGAACCAGTAAAGTCTATCCATTGTGCCATATTCTTTCCACCTTTGTCTGACTCTACAAGTAACGGATGAATCATGTAAGGATCTTCTGTTGCCTTTTGTTCCAATACATCCCATGACTTTCTAAAAGTCTCATAGTTTCTTGATGCAATAACCAACATGCCTCTTGGGGGTCGCATCTTGTCAAAGTATTTTCTGATGTATTCATCCATATGGGATAAAGCCATTGCCTTTGACCATATACTATAAATAGGTGAAAAGCCGTAAATTAAACTTGGTTTATACTTCCCTGCTTTCCATATTACCTCTCCTTCACCGTATACAACCCTTTTTGGCTGGGGGATTCCTACTGAATATACAGAGTTTACTTCGATAACTGCCTTTAGTGCTTCTGCACCGCATCTGTCACATTTGTCTGTTGTGAGTCTTTTATCCCTGTGCTCGAATCTCGGACATACAAATACCTTGTTTCTTTTGTCATCATAACCTATTCTACCGTCAGAGTCAGCAATCATTGCTACTTGAGGAGGGTCTATTCTTAAAAATTCCTTAATCTTACTTTTCTCATGATTAATCTTGCCAGTTGTATCATTAATATCATAACTCTTTAGTACCAAACAGTATGCATTGTCTGCAATTTCCAAATCTCTTTCCAACTGTCTTGACAAGTCTTCAAGTGTCTGATCGTTACCGTTGATAGGGTTTTCCAACAAGTCTTCAAGCACCTTTCTGTTTTCTGGTTTTGGTCTTAACATGTTAGTGTTTCCACAAGAATCACATTCCATCTCATGTGTCTGGTTTAACTCGTTTGGTATTGCCTTTTTTGCATCGCTTCTTGGCAACTGGTTAGACTCGTTGTCCTGATTATTCTCAAAAGGCTGTTCATCAGGATTGTCATTTTTCAACGGTTTGTATTGGAATTCCTTAGAACAGTTGGAACATTTGAACTTGAATTTCTCTATTACCTCAAATCCGTTCTTAAACATCTCACGGTTAAGAGTCTCAATAGGAATTCTTAAGGCATCAATATTATCAGCCAGTTCATAAATCATAATAAGTGGGAATGGAAATATAGGTAACTTAGCACCTGTATCGGTACTCATATATGGCTGTGCCATACTTGGTCTTGTTGTAGAATCAGTCTGTGACTTGTTAAGGGTGGTTAGGTTCTTAACTACGGTTCTAAAGGTATCGGCTACGCCCATTATATAATCATCATATAAGCGTACTTATAAACTTTCTGTAATTATTTTGTAACAAAAATGTTAACATAAATAGTCATAATCACCGTGCTTGCAACATTGTGTATCTCTACTTCCTTTACAAGTACATTCACATTTTTTTGCCTTTGGTTCTCTAACTTCTTTTGGTTCTTTAAATGCTTTATCAGCCATATTAATCGATATAAAGTAACATATATTAATATTCCGTTTAAATAGAATACTTTATTAATAAAGGATAGTATGAAAAAATATGGTTGATTTAGAACCAGAAGATTTTAGTAATATTTTACGCTGGTTTGAGGCAATGTACGCTAAAGTGCCCGACATAAAAGACATACCCATGAAACACAAACGTACATTTTGGAAACTCACGTTCTTGGCTGAGGATAAAATTAAAGAAATAAAGGAAACGTCTGATACAGAGTAACTGAGAGCCGAAGGCTCGAAGTTTTTTTTAGGTGATATGTTTTATAAGACTAGTAACGCTTAAGTAGTGGTATTGCGTAGTTGTATCATGGCAAAGCGAAGATTTGACGAAGAAATGTCGTTGATGGCTGAATCGATGAAATTCCTACGAAAAGACCTAAAGTCCATACAAGACAAACTACGAAACATAAAAAAGGAGAAGGATGATGAGTAACGCATATCTTTATCTAGGCATATTCTGTCTATGTACAGGGTTTCTTACACCGCTGGGATTGATATTCATAGGATTATACGTTTACAACGACTATACTAGCAAGTATAAAACTCCTGTGGAACAAGTCGATCAAACCGAATATAAGATGGACGAATATTCAAATACAATGGTCGATAGTTATAAATAATGCAATATCAAACAAGAGTCATGACTACAGCAGTTCAAGATCTTTTACTATTGTTACATGAGGATTGGATGCCTGAAAAACGACAGGATGCAATAAAACGCATGCTTATGGATATGGTTGACAGGATGGATTCTATGGAGCATGGTGACGGATGGCAATAAGCGTAAACGTAATAAAAAAAGTCATATGCATGGCATGTGGAGATTTGATCAAAGATCATTCCAAAAAACAGTGTTATAAATGCATATTCAGGCTACAGGGTACTATACATCTTATGGACAAGGATAACACAAATCTTAAAAACAAGTCAGACGTAATTGCAAACAACGAGGTCAAGGTAATGCGGAGGGTCAAGGATGATTAGGGAAAGTATTAACAATTTCATTAACGGTCTTAGAAAGTCATTTTCAGGCAAGGACTATGTTAGGGAAATAAGTCAGTGTAAGAACTGTGGAAAACCTTCTTTCTTTGACTATTGCTTGAAATGCGAAGTAGACGAAGCATACAGAGGATATAACAAGAAAAACAAGGACAATATATGAGATGGCTTATAGAAAAGAAAAGGCTTTAGCAGTTGGTTTTTGGGCTTCTGTAGCACTTGCAGGACTAATATTTTCATTATACATATGGGGTTTAACCAAATAATTTGAAATGTGTTAGGTGTGACGAGACAATGGACAAGATGACAGTATGTCACCAGATATGTCCAAAGTGCGGAAGCGTAGTAGACTGTAGTGACGGTGTTTTTGACTAATGGGATTAGGCGTTAACATGAAAGAAATTAACAAAATTTTTAACTCCAAGGAATGCAAACGCATTCATGAAAAATATGGCAAGGCAATAAGGGATTATTTCAATGAAGTGTCCTAGATGTAAAAAACAGTATAACAGTCCTTGGCAAGAATGTGACAAATGCATACAAAAGTTTTATCCAGAGACTTGAATAAAATAGACTACTCCGCTTTTTAAAGGTAGACCAACCACGGAGTAGCCACAGAAAAGACTAAGAATTCCAGTTAGTCCTGTAACTCATTGTATCTATGTTTTAGCACTATAAATAGTTACCTTTATTATATAGTAATATCCATAAAATAATCATGTTTGGAGATGAATCTGTATGGAAGGCTCACTATGAAGACTGGAAACAGGTACTTGAAAAGATCAAAGTTCCCACCCGAAACGAGTACGGAAGAGCAACCATTGCTCAGGTACAACATAGGGTAGACACTATTAAAAAAATAATAAAGGACTATGAACTTTCACATTCACAGTGATTAGGAATTCTTATCTCATACTTTTTTTCCATTAAGCACCAGATACATTTCTTACTCTGATACATACCCTGTTCGGATTTGTATCTATTTTTTTCCTGTTCTGTACCCCGATTTTTCTCAAAATCCATTTTTTCTCCATGAGCACCTAGAACGGATGATCTTGTTTCTCAACACTGTGGAATTGTTTTGGTAGTATTAAAGCCTTACTAGTATGTTATTGTACTAGCAGTGCTTATATATGATGTAGATATTAATTTTGTTATGTCTACAGAACAACTAGAACCAGCAGTAGAGTACTACTACGAGGCTAGAGAAGTAGCAATGAAAGAGTTAGAAAAGCATCTAACTGAAATGGCTGACCTTGTTGGCTATGATGCAGTTGGACAAGCAATGATCAATGCCTTTGGGTATCACTTAGATACCAACAAAGACAGCATTGCAGATGCTAACCTATTTCTTTTATGTGCTGTCAAAGAGCTCATGATCAGTAAAGGTGATGATGCTATCTTTAGCGGTAGTGGCTATATTTGGGAGAAAGTCTCAAAAGCCATGAGTAGATTGAACATGCCTATCAAGGAGGCATAATCCCCCTTTTCTTTTTGTTCAATACATAACGCTTAAGTAGCCCTGTTTGATTCTGTTGGGGTATTAAAGCGTATTGGTGTTGATTATCTACTAGACAGACTTATAAGCAATGTCACCAGACAATAACTATGTCACAAACACAAGTTTGGAGTCGAAGAAAACTCATCTCAGAGTTAAAGAAGATCAGTGTACAAGGCAAGGATTCATTCTTTAAACCTAGTGAGGACTTTGATGGAAACGCTGGTGGTATTTGGACAGGTGGTGAAGGTGAACCATCCGTTATGGATATTTACACCGATGATGAAGGCAAAACTCATTCTATGGAATTGGGTATGTTTTCTTACCAATACGAATACAACCCACATGGCATCTACAATGACTTTGGAGTACTTCCAGTAGTTCAGAAGATACTTGACGAAGCAGGGTGGTTCGCTGAATGGCATGATGGCGGAACTATGTTCCTCTGGAAAGCCTAAGTATTTTTTTTACCCTATTAGTAACGCTTAAGTACCCCCATACTGGATGCCAAAAAAAATTAGTCGAGGAACTTGCCCTCTGAATTACAAAAGGCAACCCATGTAAACTGATTACAATCACATCCATAGTGAGTGCACCGTCCATGACCTTTTGAGAAGTGTGCTTCATGTCCGTTATGGCTGTCTGGTGAGAAACCGCCAAAGTGACCGCATGAACACATTTCGTATTCTGGTTTAAAGTCTTGTGACATGTTTCTTTTACAGTGGCATTATATTTAAGGCTGTCTAGTAGGCTATTTTCAGAGTCGGGGTATAAAAGCGTTTAATACTATACACCTTTTAATACTATGACACCAGATAAATGATATGGTCACAAAAGAGCAGATCAATAAACTCATTGATGAGTATGCTGAAAGTTGCGGTGAACATGCATGGTATTATGCCAGCAAGTTTGAAGACTTTGCAGAAGACTTGATGAAATTAGTTGAGAAAGAACTTGAAGCCAATGATAGAGCACTTAGAGCAATGAGTGATACTATCTGTAAAGCCCTATAACCTTTTTTTTATCATGTGTTATAATTGGGGTATAAAAGCGTTTATTGATGACCAAAAAAACTAGTATTGGATGTTTGTGTTGCCATAGCGGTCTGCTAGTTGTTCTGGTGTTGGTTCGGTGTAATCGAACTTAACCCAAGGATCTGCTTCAACTAGACCCATAGCTATAGCAATATCCCCTCTGACACCGTGATAGTCTGTATACCATCCGATTGTCACAGGTTCTTTGCCTTGACTTAACTGGCTCTCTTTTGCTATGAGGCTGATTGGCACTTCATAGACTGGATTTCCAGTTTCATCAATATCATACTTTACGTCTGACATGATAATAGTTTTGTTTTATTGCTTATAAGAGTTGCTAGTTGGAAACGCTTAAGTACCCCACCTTGATCACTTAGGGGTATATAAGGGTGCGAATGGTATGCATTGTAAGCATACTGTTCATAATGTTGATACTATATCAGTTTAAATACTAGCATTGCGTGTTATAGTTATGAGTCGTATTAACAAACGATTAGAGGATCTTAACAAGATACTAGATGCCTTTTTATACGATGAAGAGGTAGATCAGGTATGAGTCGCAAGATTACTCAAGAGGCTGTTAGAGCCTTTTATTCAGGTGACAAATTGACCAAATCAAATATGTTTGTAACTCAAAAACAAATGTATTTGCATGGTAATTTGATAGCCAAAATAGAAGACGGTGATTTGTTTATCACAACAGCAGGCTGGAGCACACCAACCACCAAAGAAAGATTAAATGGTCTTTCTGGTGTACATGTGAACACAAAAGCCTATAATTTATACTTGAATGGTGAGCCGTGGAACGGTGACTGGATCAAAGTATAACCCTTTTTTTTATGATGTTGTAACAACGCTTATTAACCCCTATTTTGGGTCTTAATGGGGTATTTAAGGGTATATTACTAACAACTCTTATAAATAATACAGCCTATAACTAATTAATGACTGAATACAAAATAGTTCATTATGAGAATGATGGATTTAACAATGTATATGATCATTATAGCTTTACTGCTAAATCATTAGATGATGCTGTTAAAGTTCTTGAGGAATACATAGACACCAGTGATCCGTTATACATTGATGACAATGAGGACGATGCTTATCATATCACCTTTGAAATGTTCCCTAATATGGAATATGAAGAAGATGACGAGATACAGACCGAAACATGGTCAGTTATAACCCTATAATTTTTTATACCAACACGCTTATAAACCCCTTGTTGATCATTGTGGGCTATTAAAGCGTTCCTTCCAAGGCGTGGGCGATTTTTGCTACTAATACTGCTTATATATGATGCCACCGTTGTTTAATTATGATGGATTATTCACTTGGACAAAGAGTAAACATCCCACAATTCAAGGGCTGTAAATGTCACGCACCATTCGAGAACGAGCAGGAGGCATTATACTGGAGAATGGAGCACATTTACGGTGATAACACCGAGGATGACAAAGAAGCAATAAGAGCAATTCTCCCAAGAATAAAAGCACTTGAGGATGATGACTTAGTAGAATTCCTATCTAATATAGGTATAAGGATGGAGTTCTAACTCCCTTTTTTATTTGGGGAATACATAACGCTTTAATACCCCATTTTAACCATTTTGGTACTATTACTGTTTATATACTATTACACTGTAAAATAAACATGAGCATGGAAGAAAACGAATTTGATCTTCATGATGAATATGGAGATTATGAACCAAATCCATATGACGGAACATACAGCGAGGATTAATCCTCATCTCATTTTTTTTAAGTGGTATACAATACGCTTATAAACCCCATTATGCCGCACAACGCTTAAATACCCCTATTAGGATTAGTAACGCTTTAATACCCCTAATAGGGCACAAAACGCTTATATACCCCGATTTGGGCACAAAAATTTAAAAAAAAATAAAAAAAAATAATTTTAAATACTATGTGGATCGCTGGTGTATTCGTTAAACTCTAGGAATCAAATAACATGTTTATATAACAGTATAACGCTTTTATAGCCCTATTAGTTCGTTCTGCTTACTATACAGGTTTTAATACTAGTGTGTACCTTAGTTAGTTAATGAGTGATAGATCTTATGGTCAAAATACTGGTTTATACCAAGAAGAGTGTGATAAAATCAATGCTCTACCAGTGGATAAGGGTGGAATCCCACATGAAGGTCACGCCACAAATGATGCTATTGATGTGTTTAGATGTGCTCAAAATACATATTATGACATTATGAATAATGGTGGCTGTAATATGGGTATGAAGCATAGACAGGCTGAATTAGCTCAAGTCAATACAGTATTTGATACTCCTATATTGGATAAAACCATTGAAGAGTTTGAACTTTATGATGATGAAGGTGATTATTGTGGTGACCCTGATCAATATTGGGCTGAATTACAAGCAGAAGCTGAAAGAATGATAGATGAATGCATCTTAAACATTGATTCATGGCTATATGAGGATGTAGTAGTTGAAGAACCAAGTGAAGAATATAAGGCTCTTAATCCATTCCAAAAGAGATTATTAGAAATGGGTTTAACCAGTCCTGATCAATTAACTGGTGGATCAGTACCACAGCCTTAACCCCTTTTTTTTGTTGCGTAACAATACGCTTTTATACCCTGTTTGATTTGATTTCTTACTAGATATTCTTATATATTATACTTGTATAGTGTGTATAATGATTGTAAAAAGTGAAGTTTTAGGTCTGGATGCATTTATTGAAAGACTTAATACTCAAAACGGAAATAGACTGAAAAGGTTACTTAGTAATGAATTAAAGGATTTCATGGATAAAAACCCTAACCAATATCATACATTGGCTAGAATGTCCGATGAACTTAAGGTTTTAGAACGTGAGTGGAATGTTGTACAAGTTATTTTAAATGACTTGAAACAAGTACGTGACGGTCAAAAAGATAGACTTGAAAAAGCATTTAACAAAGACATTACGAACATCCTATAATTTTTTTTGTGTTTATCATAACGCTTAATAACCCCTATTTCGTATTGTACGAAATAATGTCGTACTAGTTGTCCTTATATACTATGTTGTTTTAGTCATACCATGGTAAAACGTGATCAATACTGCAATGCATGCGGCTATGAAACTAGAAGAGATACCGATGACCCAATTTATAAGGGTGATTGCCCATACCACCAAAAGGTATTGGCTGATGGTACTATGGCATGGGATGAGTTTAACCAAGACGGTGAAGAGTGGTAAACTCTTTTTTTTGAATGTCAGCGATACGCTTAATAACCCCCTTTCTCTTTGGGAGGTCTGGAGGGTCTTTCTCTTTACTAGTTACTCTTTTATATCATGTTGATTAATAGTTAGTTAATGAGTGAATTAGCTTTAGATCCAAGAGACACGGCTTATTACAGCGGTGAAATCTTTGATATAGTAAGTGCTGAATACCATGATAGGGTTAAAACCGATGAACCTAGTTATCAAGGTGAACCTTACAACGGTAGAAAATACGTTGATCACGTTGTTGGTGGAGTCCATGAAGAAGCTTTGAAGACTTTTACCACTAAAGAGATTAATGCATTAATGGAATTGCGTTCATACATGGAGACAGCAATTTATTACATTGATGATATTATTCTTGAAGAAACCGATGATGCACAACATGATGAGACACGATCAACCAGTATTGGTTCAAGTCGTAGAATTATGCACGATATTGAACAGAACTTAGATTACATATACAGAGACTTATGTGATCCTGAATACCCAAGTATGGCTGGTGTCTTTAGAACTATCAAAGAAGCAAGAGATCGCATATGCGATTGACCCCTTTTTTTTATTTTGTTATCAATACGCTTTTATACCCCTCCTTAACTAAATCTTAACTAGTTAATCTTATATATGATAATTCAATATGATACTTAATGACTGATGAGAAAATACCTTATGAGGATGCAGTAAGTGATCAAGTCGAAAAACGATGCGATAACTTAACTGATGAATCTTATGATGAATGGCTGGATGAAATTAGTGAACCTTATGAACTAGGTTATTCTACATTTTATCCTTCCGATGTTCTTAAGAATTGTGATCCAACTGCTTATAGATGCGGATTTAGTGATTATCAGGATTCAATGCGTGAAAACATTGAGGATGAAGTTATTAATGAAGTAAGTGAGGATGAGTATGATGAAGGACTTAGATGGGATGAGTAAGACATTAGACTATGATGGTTTAAGATATGTTGAAGTCGTAAAACGACTAAAGACAGCCTTAAAAGTGTCCATGGATAGAGCTTGTGTAACTTTTACTTACGATGAAGCCTTAAAGTATGATCCTATATCATCTAATATCATTGAGTCTATCAAAATCATTGATAAACTCATAGAGAATCACATGGATCGCAAGATTTGTGAGAACCCTACATAATTTTTTTGTTGCAGCTAAACGCTTTTATACCCCTTTCATGTGAGAGTGTACTAGCAATGCTTATATACCCCTAATTTTACGCAAATAAAAAAATAAAAAAAATAAAATGTAACTATATGTGCTTAAATACTAGTTTGTTTATGTTATAGTATGGCAACAAGAAGTATTATCAAATTCACTGATGGTGAAAATACAATAGCTGTATACAAACATTGGGATGGTTATCCTGATGGAACAGTACCAACTATTCAGGAATTTGTTAAATGGAATGGAATGCGTAACGGTGATCTTGAATATACCGTGGCAAATTTCTGCTTCTGGTTTAAGTATGAAGGTGAAGAAAGAGATTATCATACTGGTATTGGTGTATTACCAAGTGTAGATGCTAATCGTGGTCAAGAATATGAATATGTTGTTGACTTGAACAATCAGACCATTAAGGAAAATTTTGGAACTGATGGTAAAACTTGGAACTTCACTGAATATCAACCAGAAGAAATTGAGTTAGAAGCTCAATAATTTTTTTGCTTGTTATAGATACGCTTTTATACCCCTGTTTTGTTTGGTTATAAAAAAAAGGTGACTATGGTGTGACAAATTCACCATTTATGTCAAAACACCAGTCATTAGCTATTGCCATGTCTATATGATGATCTCTGTCATACATGTTATATTGATAATTTTCTCTAAGATTTACCAATGTATCATATATCATGCAATCAAATTTTTCAGTAGCTTTTAGCAGGATGTTGTTTTCATCTTCTGTGAGTATTGTCATTTCATACTCTTCTGTCTCTTCATTGAATACTTCTAAGCATTCCCATTCAATCGTTGTATTTTTTTCATACCTAAAACTACCATCATTTGTGAACTGATAGTTAATTTTTTCTGCTAAGTCTAAAGGAACACCTAACCACTTCATAAATGACTCATAGTTTTTCATACCTTCTGGTTTTCTTAACTCAAATTGTATGAAATTACCACGATCCAAATCCCAATACTTAGGTCTAGGATAGTTCAATAACTCATCTAATGGATCAGGGAAATGATTATCATAATCTGCATAATAATCATCACCACATTCAAGTTCAAACTTGGTTATTGACTCAACAGCTCTATCAACGACTTCTTCTGGAACATCTTTGTCATCCAATTTCCAGTATCTTAAAATCATTTCATGCATAATAGTATATTGTCATACTATTACTTAAGCATGTCTAGTAAGCAATGCTTTTATACCCCAATAATATCTACATCTGGTAAAAAATAAAAAAAATAAAAAAATAAAAAAAGATTAGTCTAAGTCGTTGTAAGACTCATACCTATCTTGTTGTTGTTGAAGTATGCATTCTTCACAGAATCCTTCTTCTAATGAATCCGCTGGGCATTCATACTCACATCCTTCACATATTTGAGGATCTCTGCATCCGCATTGACATTCTATATTATTTCTAACAGACCAGTCATGGAGTGACTCTGTAGGTCTTCCATTGCTGTCTACTTGTAGAAATTTACTCATACTCCAGCCTCCTTTGTAAGTCTATAGTGTACTCCTTCTTTGTCTTCATCTGGTATGTAATCCCAAAAATCCATTAAGATATCGAATGCTTTTTCATAATCTGGTTGTTTTTGAAAGTAACGATTTAATTTGAATGGTTTTTCTGTCATTCTAAATCTTCCTCCTTACCATAGAACTCATCCCATAGTTTGTTATCAGCACCAGATTTTCGTACAAACTCTACCTTATCACAGCATCTTTCTAATGTGTCATGTAGTACTTCTTTTACTGCATCCATCTTCATACCATTTACATGTAGATAGTATGATGCTGTACTGCATGCATCCTCAAAAGCCTTTTGTGCTTTTTCCATGTCTTTTTGGATTTGACTTGCGTTTAATTTTGCCATACTTATTATTGTCATACTAGTACTTAAGCATGTCTAGTGAAAAAATCTTAGAGGGCTACCGTTTGGTCATGTTCAGCTAGCAGAGCATGAGGGTAATCCCTGAAACTAGTCTACACTAGATTTACGCAATTATTTTACAGAATGCTTGTATTTAAGTATGTCTAGTAAGATATGCTTATATACCCCTATATTTCCACTAAAATAAAAAAAATAAAAAAATAAAAAAAATTAAATTAAAATCCAGTCTACTATACCATATCTATGATTACCCATTGGTTTAGATGCTGATTCATCACGTTCTGAATAGATTACTCTGTTCTTAGAGTGCATGCCTAACTCATGTCTTTGTTTTCTTTTTTCAATCAATGGATCATTTTCATCAAAACATTGATCACATAATGAACATTTTATCATTCCATTTCCTCCTGTTTAGATAAATATTGATCACCTAACAGGGCTTTCTTACATAAGTTATCTAAAACCATAGCTACAACATAATTAACTACTGGTTTTGATAAGTGTTCCATTAGATGAATACTTTTGTTATCTAATACATGCATCTTTATATCATCATTTACTTCAACCTGAATGAGTTCAATAAATCTGTCTATGTTATCTTTTTTTATTGCCATGTCTAAAATATGTAATATTAGTATTAAAGATTTACTAGTAGAATTCTTACTAGTGCTACTTAAATAATAGTAAAATAATATTATTGTATGACAGAACAAGCATTAGATCGTGTAAATGAAATCAACTTTGATATTTATCATCCAGATAATATTGAAGATATGGGTGATTACATAGATCTACATGGTGAACGACAAAGACTTGAAAAAGTAATTGAACGTGCAAATAAACCATACTTGATATATGGTGCTAAAGGTATAGGTAAAACTTCCTTGATACATTCCATATGTAAAGATAAAAAAATTGGTTTAGTTGAAGTTAATTGCAGTGCTGGTACAAATATTGCAAGACTAGAAGGTAGATTGCAGATAGACAATAATGGATCTTACTTTGAAAGAGGAATACTTCCTATTGCATTTGAAGCCAGTAATCATTTCAAGCATGTCGTCTTGTACATAGATGAGATTGGTGCATTAAATCCTGACATACAAAAATGGTTGAACAGACCATTGGATAAAAGACATAGTTGTAGTGCTGGAGGTAGAACTTATAAATTAAATCCAGATTGTAAATTAGCAATAGTTGCTACAACCAATCCAATAGAGTATGCTGGTGTGAATAATCTTACAGAGGATTTAAGATCCAGATTCATAGGTAGGATATGGAATTATCCTAACAGTGAAGAAATGACTAAGATTATTGACTGGACTGATATACCTGAAACTGCTGTAAAAGAGCCATTACTTACATTAGCTCAAGACACATATGGTTTAAGGGTAAAAGGTGATATAGAATATGTATTGTCAACAAGGGATATCATACAGTTTGTAGAAGTATATAGAGATCTACTTGCAGACTATGATGATGATGATCCAAATATCATAAGCAATGTATTACTTGAAACAATACATGAGACTATTATGATAAAATATACAGATCCTCATGAACTTGAACTAATCAAAGCTAGAGTACAAGAAACATTTGGAGTGACTTTCAAATGACACCCCCTACTTTTTCTTGTAAAAATGTTCATAACTTTGATGAAAAACCATCACCAGATCCTAAGTTATGCATGCATTGCTGGTTTTTAAAAATAAATAAAGAACTTGAAAAAATATATCATACTACTGATATACCTTGCCAATGTGGGTGTAAAGATGTATGCCCTGAATGTGACGGTGAAAGATACTGTGACTATGGTAGAGGTGAAGATGAAAGTATTGAAGGATGCCAAGTATGTAATGAAGACGGTCATATGTATGATCCTAATGAAGATGATGCATATGATGTATGGAGAGATACCCACAATGACTGATGAATATTATTGTACTCACCAAGGAAGAATCAATATGGATTATGTATTTAATGGTGAAGATGAAGTTAGAGTATTTACATGTGATGCATGTGGAGAGGAATTAGACTTATGAGATGTAAAATATGTAAAAAATCATTTAAAAGAACTTTGAATAAAAAATGTTGGAATGAATATGGTATGTGCATAACATGTTGCGTTATTAAGCATCCAGATGCATATCCAAAAAATATTGTTATGATGGTTCTAGCAAAAGCTAATTATTATAAAAGTCCTAAAAATAAAAACTATGCTGGTAAGACTAGAAATGCTTATAACCAATTAAAGGATAGTATTAGAAATGGCTAGAGATAGAGAATTATTAAGCGATAAAGACTTTTTTAGAAAAACTTCTGATATTGCTGAACATATGAGAGATTGTAAAATAACTGTTGTTTTTTGGGATGATGATAACAAAGTAATACAAGATAAAAAAAATCCTAAAAAATTTACTTTGAATGTAGCTACTCCAGCAAAAAAAGGTATTGAAAAATTCACTGCTTTTAACCATGAGATAGGACATATTATAATGGAAAGTCCTATTGCAGAGGCAAATAAGCTTGTAACTGGATGGGTTGATGAGTTTATATTAGAAAATAGAATAGCATACAATGACACTATTATTCCAGAAAGAGTAAGAGATACATACTGGAATATGATGAATTTGTTAGAAGATCAACGAATTGAGTCATTAATGCGTAGACTATGGCTAGCAAATGAAAAAAGATTTGAAAAAGCTTTAAGGAAAACAGGAAAGTTACATAAAGAATGTAACGATAACCCTGTAAGTGTAATGTTAAACATTAGATTCTTTAGAACTGATTTAGTTAAAGATCATGACAATGTTGAGTTATTTACAAAATCATTACATGACGTTGAGAATAAAGGAAGACTTGGTGCATTAATAGTTTTAAAAAAATTAAAACCAGTATTAGATAAGTGGTTAAAAGAATCTTTGAATGAAGACTTTCCACCAACATTAGAATTTGAATCTTTGGATGGTAGAGATACAGAATTAATGGAAACTGATGAATCATTTATAAAAGAAAAAAATATTGAGGAAATAATAGATAGTATTGAAACTGATGAGGATTATGATGAAGAATTATTATTGTCTGAAAAAGAAGGTAATAAAGACTTAAATGAATTAAGATCTTCGTTAAGTAATGAAAAACATGAAAATCCATTAAGACCTTCATACATGAAACCAGTACAAAGAAATCCAGTTACATATAATATTGATTATCATTTGTCACATAGTCTAAGAAATGTGTTTAGAAAAATATCAGAAATGCCTAAAAGCTTCATAGGATATGATGGTGAAGAGTTAGATATGGAATCTTATATAGAAAACAAAATTAGAGGATATGATATAAACAAATGTTTTGAAGATGTAAAAATAGATCATGGTTTATCAGTAGTCATATCTATAGATGGCTCTGGATCTATGGAAAATAGAAATAAAATGGCTGATGCAAGAGATTTAGTTGCAACTTTGTTTCATTCTGTAAAAGACTTTCCAAGTATAGAATTAAAAGCAAATGTCTGGTCTAGTGATAATAAAGGAAACGTAGGTATAACTGATATTAACAAATTGATTGATTGTGATAATGTAACAACTAGAGTAAAAAACTATGAGAAATATCCATATACACCTACACATTTAGCTATAGATTATGCATCTAGAGTAGCCAAAAGTATGAAAGGTAGGAAAAAATTGATAATAATGATAACTGATGGTGAGCCTCAATATCAAAGTTGGGGTTATTCTATATCTTCACAGACTTTACTGAATATGAATAAAAAATCATTTAAAAAAGCAAGAAGAAATGTTAATGAAATAGTTGTGTTTGCTATCTCTGTTAACCGAAATCAATTAAATAATCTAACATATGTGTTCTCACCTAAAAGAGTAGTAAGTGTCAACCAAATGAATGAAGGTGTAAAATTAATTACAAATAAGTTCAAGATGGCTGTACTAGACACACTTAAATAGTTACTTTACTTAATTTCCTAATGGTTAAAGAAATTGACAAAAATATATACAGTAGAATAGAGATCAAAGAACTTATAAGTAAGTTAACCGATCAAGAATTGATAACAGAAGTGGTTTTCAATCGTTCAAAAACTATTAAAAGAATCATAGAGATTCAGAAAGAAATATGGATTCCTATTCATAGAGATAAGGAAGAATATTTTAAAGCGATGGATGATGATGGTTTGAAAAGACAACTTTCTATGCATGAATATGCATTAGCAAATCCAGTATGACTTTATCAGAAAGAGAAAGGTTTCTCTATCACCTTTCAGTTTTAATGACAATGGATGCAATAAAACAAGATGTAGATGTTAATGTAGATGAAATGTTATATGCTATATGGAAAAATAGATGTAGAAAATTAACAGATTCAGACATTAAAAAAATATATGAAGAGGTTGAAGAAGAAGCTATGAATGGTACAAGCGTATATGAAGAGTTTACTGCAACAGGTAATTTTGAATCAAAGAAAGGGAGTGATGATGACCTCAGATAAACTATGTAACATATGTTTATTGTTGACAAAAACAATGAGTCATGACACATTAGATCTTTGTGACAAATGTTATAAACTAGTCAATGATAAATTATTGGAGAAATAACATGTGTAATGGTATATGTTCTAGGTTTAAAAAAGAATTAGGTGTCAATTTTTATTGTCAAGGTTGTGCAAAATTCATAAGTAAATCCAATGTTATCAAAGAATTAAAGATAAATGGTAGAATGAGATGCTCATGTTGTAATGGTTTAGTTAGAAATAAAGAAAGATATAGAACCATACATGGATTTAAATCGATTCATTAGCCCATTGTATACAAAATATCAACCTTTCTTCTTGATCTTCATCCATTGTAACTGTTTCACCTAGGTTATCAAAGCAGAAATGTAGTAATTCATGTTGAATTGTCTGTAATACATCGTCTAAACTTTCATGTTGGTTGAGATTTATCACACATCTTCGAGATTCTGCATAATAAGTGCCTCTATCATCTCCATATGTACGCATATCTACACTCACATTATTGTCCATATCACCAATAATGGTTTTTCATTATTAAAGTTTCATATTTATATTAGGCGTGACATTCATCACATACTATATTTCCCTTTAAAACTGAGACTTTTACTCCAGATCTGTAACATTTATGGCATAAGCCTTTTAGTCTTTCTATGCGAATACCCATGATATTGCCTCAATTACCTCCCTTTTACTTTCATCATTTTCTATATTTTTGAATAAAGTAGGACAGTCATACCACCAGAGATCTATTACTTTGCAATTAGACCACTCTAGCATTTGTTTTTGTACTGTGTCTCTACTACTCTTTAATACTCCTTTATGATCTTTACCTTGTACTCTAATACATACTGGTTCAAATCCAGTATATAATACTATGTCTACGGATTCTTTCATTTGCCTCTCTGAAAGTCCATCTTTAAATTCCCAAGACATTAAGTCTTTGAACGGTACTTGTGTACGATATTCTATAGAATCACCATACTCTTTTTTTAAGATTGATAAAGCAGTTACTTCACCATTTCCAATTATTTCAGTCATAGTATCTAGTTAGAACCTCCCATTTTTTAAACTTTGCTAGTTTGACATTGATTGACAATATCCTGAGATTCTTTTTATCAGATAAGAAATCTGTAAATGGTTTTTCAGGAGCCCAAGCATTAGTTTTTATCTGGAGTAATACTATATTACCTTTTTCATCAAAACATATTCCATCAAACAAGTTCCAAAGATCTAATGCTCTATACCATTCACCTCTATTGTATACTAAATCCTGTCTTCTACCATGTGGTTTTAACCAAATTTCATCATATCCATTTTTTAATAACCATAATACTGCTTTCCTATTGGAAGATCTCATTCTTTCCCTAGGGTTTATGTTAAAATACCCCCCTTATTTAATAAAACCATGTGGCATCAATGCAGGCAAACGTATGAACCTCTGTATGTTTTAGGGTAAGGACGTATACAACCCCTATAATCATATTCTAGCCACATGAGTGTAATATTCATTCTTCTATATCCTCCACACCTTTTGCTGTCAATCTGTACTCAGCATCTGCTTGTGGATGTTCTGGTGAATCTACCATTCTTGCAATTCTTTTCTTACCTGATTTCTTAAAGTATACTCTATATGTTGCGGCATGACCTACAACATTTCCTCCTATTGGTTTGACTGGATCACCAAACATAATAGATGGATCAGTTTGAACTTGATTTGTAAATATAACAGTACACTTAAAATAATATGATATGTTTTTAATATGTGTCATAAGTCTAGCTATTTGATTTTGTCTGTCTGCTAATGTTCCTCTACCTAGGTATTCCTCTCTAAACTGACCTATTGCACCGTCAATAATGACTAGTTTTGCCTTCTTTTCCTCCATTGTTTTAGATAAAGCGTTGATAGTTCCTAGTAATTGTTCAGTATTTGGTGTATAAAAATAACTAATATGTTTTAAAGAGTCTTCTAATTCTTCTTTAGAATCAGCATATTCTCTTGACTTTAATATCTCAATTATTCTTCTTGGTCTGAAAGTATCTTCACAGTCAACCCATACAACATTATCACCGTTGTTAATTGTTTCAACTGTCAATGTATTACAAAACTGTGTTTTACCTGAACCAAATTCACCATATACTTCATATACACATTCTGGTTTAATACCGCCTCCAAACAACTCGTCTATTGCTACACATTTGGTAGGAACTGACTCTAAGTTTTCTTGGTATTCCATCAAGTCAATAATATCTAAGTCTGATTTTCTAATCATATTATTATCTTCTAATATTTTTTGAGCATTGAAAACCCATCCATCTGCTTTTGCTTTTGTTACTCCAGTAATCTCTGATATCTCACGACCACCTCTAATACAAATATCAATTAGAGATGTAACTCCAAAAGTTTCTAACTTTTTAGTTGTTACACCTCCAACTCCATCTAACTGATTTACAGATAAATCTACTTTTGGCTCGGATTCAATTTCTATAGTTTCTGACATACCATCTGATATGTCATCTTCTATATTACCTTTATGTTCTTTTCCAAGTACCATCAGGCATCACCTTAATTTGATTTGTTTTTTCCCACATTCCAAATATCTTCTGTCTTTCTAAGTCACCTATGCCTTCTGCATCAAGCTTCTTAAAGAACTCACTCATTTTTACACATCCATTTTGATCTTTACATTGATCCCATATATGTATATGTAATTGCTGTTTAGACATTTTACCAGTACTACCAATTAATGTTGATTGATTACCAGTAGATGCTATCAAATCAATTCCAAAATTAGAGAACATATCTACTAATAAATTCTTGACCGAGTTAATATCTTCTAATTCTACGTTTTCTTTGAATCTTAATTTAGCATGAGCCATTGATAATCTTATCAATGCTTCAAGCTGTCTTATACCTACATTTAATTCAGTGTTAGAAGACTGTCTGAGTTTCTCATATATTTTTACTATTTCATCTCTTACTTCTTTGGTAATTTTTGGTGTACATTTCTTTGCTTCATTTATGAATGCTGTCAATTCATCACTATCAAACCTACAATCACTGCTGGTTTCTGTCTCATCAAATCCATCAAGGATGTGGTTAGCTTTCATTATATCTTCTGTGACATTAACACCATCTCTTATTAACCAAATAAGATCAAATCTTGATAATAACGGACTTGGTATGTTTATGTTATCCATTAATGATAAGTCTGGATCATAGTTACCAAATTTTGGGTTAGCTGCCGCCATTATACTTGTTTTTGCTTCTAATGTTAATGATATACCAGCCTTGGCTATAGATACTGTTTGTTGTTCCATTGCCTCATGCATAGAAGATCTGTCATCTTTTCCCATCTTATCAAATTCATCTATGAATGCATATCCACCAGAACATAAAGGTAATACACCAGCTTGTGCTACCATTCTTCCATCTGATAGTTTTACCATACCGATAGTTAGACCAGCACTAGTAGAACCTCTACCAGATGTATAAACTGATTTTTGTGTTATACTTTTACCATATTTCAATAGTTCAGATTTTGCCATTGAAGGATCACCAACTAATAGAATATTGATATCACCTCTCTTCTTTGTCTTGACACCCCCTACTAATTGTAGTAAACATGACAGTTTGATGTTATCATAACCGTAAATATCAGGTGCATAACTATGAA